GAGCAGTATTATCGTGCGACTCGGATTCACGGGTTTGCCGACTTGCGCCAGCAGTGAGTTTTTCTTCAGCCATTAGCTTGCCTCCCGTTGCGAAATTTTTTGCTTCTCTTTCGCAACCATTTTAAGCCAGTCCTCATCGGACATATTGTAAGGTTTAAGACCGCGAAGGCGATCTACCTCACCCTTGGTGAAGATAACTCCACTTTTTTTGCCTTGTGTTTTTTGCCGACTTCCTATGGAAGCTGATGCGACTCTTTGCACAGCGGGTCTTTCATCATTTCCGGCGTTGGCACCTTGAAGGTGCGGATAAACCTTGAAAACTCGACTATCAAGCTCATCATAATACTCGCCTGAATCTGCCTCAAAGCCTTCGTTGATAAGGTTGTAATGCGTGAAATACGCAAACTGGGTGGCCTGAAGATTGTCTGAATCAGCAGTATCTCCATACCATTTATTCTTTTCGTACCAGCCCATAGCCTGTTGAGTTGGCTGGACTTCTGGGTCGCCCTGCTGCTGCATGGGCTGCTGGGGCATTTGTTGGGCATGCTGTTGCTGCTGTTGATACTGGGCCTGTTGTTGTTTTGCAGAATTTATCTTTTCTTTGCTGATTGCCACGTCGCTTTTCAGCGAGTCGGCTTTTGACATTAACTCTGCATCGCCCGATTCAACGGCTCTCCGGTATAACTCATCTGCCTGAACTTCCTTGCTCTGAACACTTTCTTCTTCTTTTTGGAAAAGGTTCTGACCAAGATTAGCTGTGTGATTTCTGAGGGCCGCAATTTCTGTTTCACGCTGCGCCACGACCTGTTCAGCACGGATTGCCCTTTCTTCAGCCTCACGGTTTCGCTGATTTAATTTGTTGATGCGCTTCGAAACAGACTTGGTGTAACTCTCAAGCTCATCATCTTGGGATATAGAACCTTCGGAAGTAGCGGCAGAATCTTCTTGTACCTCTACCTCAAATTCTTCCGGTTGGGCTTCCAAGTTTGCGTTGTTTTCTGCCATCAAAGACTCACTATGTCGTTAGGATCAAGAATTGTTGCAATTACCTCATCATCATTGATGATTCGCACTTCTGCACCATCTTCTAGCTTAAATCTAGCGCCAGAATACCGCCCGATCAATACCCACTGCTTTTCTTCACACCAATCTTCACCACCAAATCGCGCCTCGTCCTTAAAGCACAATGGCCCTTTCTTGACCACATAAGCAACCACCGTCGCCAGCGATTCGCGGTCGAGGGTTTCCTGTGTCAAAAGAATACCACTTTTAGTCTGGCGCTTTCCGCCATAAGGAAGAACCAGAATCCGCCAACCTGTTGGTTGCGGCATTCGGTCAAGAATTGATTGATCGAGAAGGGATGGATCCAAAACGCGATCTTCCAGATCAACGTAAGCCTCAGTAATTCCCGTCAATGACGCCATTTCATGAATCCTGAACAGACTCTCTCATGTAAGATTCTATGTAGTATAACGCTGCCAGCTCACCCTGCAAATATTTGTAATGTTCTATATCTTTTAGCCCACCTGACATAAGCATTTCAGAAATCTGTTCACGCCTTTCTTCGATCGCCCGTTTCAGGCGATCCATGGCGTATATCTCATCCATCTTTGAAATATAAGCCCTTCGTTGCCGCGCCAGTGCCACGTACCTTTTTACGCACCGCGCCGCCACGTTTCATTTTCGCGGTTTTAATGGCTATCGCGATAGCTTGTTTTTGCGGCCTGCCTTCACTTTTGAGAGTGCGAATATTGGCAGAAACTGTTTTTTGGGAGCGACCCTGTTTGAGCGGCATTTTAACCCCTCATCTTTTGGTTCATTTCCGCCAATTTCAGCTCTGCCTGCTGCTCTAACCGATCTAAACCAAGATCCAGCTTGTCATCGGCTATTTCTTTTTGCACATTGATACGATCTTTTGCTATTTCGTTATCCGCCGCACTTTCTTGGGCACGTTCCGCCTGTTTTTGCGCGAATTGATTGTCTTCTTGCGTCATTGCTTGACCGCGCAGCGAAAGCTCTTGGCGTCGTATGTCTACCAATGGATCTTCTTGGTCAGATTGACCAATTGATTCTATGAATTGATTGGCCAGTTGAGCAAGAATCGGCGCGCTGTACTGCTCTTTGACCATTTCAATCTGTGACTCGATTTCTTGTGATTCTTCGGACGTTGCCTGCTGCGCCTGCTCTTGAATCTGCTGGATCTGTTGACTCACCTCTTCTGGCATTTGCTGTTCTGCCATCTGTGATGCGAGCAGTTGAAGGTGTTGCATACAATGGCTGATGATGGTTGCCTGAACCTGTGGCGTGTCTTGAACCACTTTGGTCATAAATAGGCTGCTGTGCCCGCTCACATGCGCTTCGTGATTTTGCTGCGGAAAGGCTTGTGCCGGTTCTCCCATGAGCAGGCTGCTGTTTTCCATACCAGACTCAACAGGTTTTGGGGTGTCATCAGGGGGCGGTTGCAGCAAGCTCTCGATATTATCTATACCCAAAGCTCCGTACATGCGCCGATAAGCCTCGTAGATACCGAGCGGGCCATGCACTTCTGGGTTTGCCTGCACCATTTGCAGCAATTCTTGCGCCATGGTGATGCGCTGACTTTGAGAAAAGATGTTGGGATCGCTAACCGGAATAACATCAATTCGTTCATCGAAATCAGTGCCTTTGATTTCCTGCGGCCCAGTGCCCGTTTCATAGGTATATTCAGGCGGCAGATAAATCGCGAACACTCTGGCTAAAAGCTGAAACTCAAGCCGTTGCGCGTAATGCAAGCGCTTGTGAATGGCGCTCATCACCTTGGTGCCGCGTTCCAACAGCGCCACGGTAGTTCCTACGGGCATTGCCGCGTTTGCATCGCTGATATTCGTATCGGCAATAGCTGCAAAGCGCTTACCAGATTCCACCAAAACACCCAGCAGCTGCATCAGTACGCTGCTAGGTTCTTTGATGGGCAATGGAATCAGATTATCTCTTAACGAACCACCAGTCGTATCGATGTCTCTAAATTCCCCCGGCTGCAACGGCTCATCTTCATCGCGTATCCGCATTCCACGAGCTTTGAATCCAGCAGGGAGGTTCGCCAGTGTTCCGGCATCAATCAGCTGCCGAAGTATGGAGGTGGAAGCCTTCGACAGACCACCAATCATGTGCGACAGACCCAAGCCATAGAAACCAAGGCCGGGAAGGAATTTGTACTGGACAAAATAGTTGATCTTGTCTTTAAGCTCGTCGTCTGGTTCGTAATTTCGGCGGATTGCCAAGACCGTATTTGACTGCTCATCAATGGTCACGATATAGGGAAGTTTCAGACCGGTTTCATCGCCTTCTTGGTTTTTATCTTCAAATCCAATGAGATCCAATATCGTATGTATTTCGTAAATGGTGCGATCGCGATCTTCGGTATAACTTGGCTTGCTGCCCTCAATAGCATCAATTTCTTTACTGACATCATCGTTCTCACCGGCATAACTCGTTGACGGGACATCTACGTCTGCATAGAAACCAGATATCTGCTGTTTTTTCACCTCGTTTAACGACATGCTGATTGCATGAGTAATGCGTTCTGCGGATGAAATTTCTGACGCCTCATACGGGACGATGAGGTCTTCTGGTGGAATGAACTTGCTGATGGCCTTGTTCAGTGAAAAATCGTAGTACACCTTCTTAAAGGCGGATCCTGCCAGCGGCAGGTAAAACAACAGCATGTCCATCTCAGGGTCATAATCCTTCATCACGTTCATGATGTAGTAGTTCATGAATTCCTGAACGCGATCTGCCTGAGTTTCCACCTCAACAGTGCGCTGACCGATAATTTGGGTTTTTACCGGCCCTTTCGATGGCAGCAGTTCCTTATATGCTTGAGCCTGAAACTGGGTCACGGCCTCGGCAAGAATGGGATGAATGACGCCACTGGATCCTTCAAATGGCTGCGATCGGCTTTCGTCAAACTTCATGCCGAGATACTTCAGACCATCTACATAGGTCTTTTCCCACTCACTGCGTGAATCTCTGTCACGCTCGATAGATTCCAAAAGCTCTGATCCGAGCTTTTTAAGATCATCTTCTTCAATGAATTCAACCAGATTTGCGTTGAAGTCGGCTTCTGGTTCAGCTGGCTCTTCTATTTCATCATCGACGAGAATTCCTT